AGGCAAGAAGGTCAGCGGCTTCGCAAAGGACGATGAGGTCTACGGGTCTGCGATCTTCGGTCCCAAGATCGGCAACGGCTTTTACCAGAACCTCGCCGGCAACTACACGCCGATGGCATATGACCTCTGGTGGACGCGGGGCTGGAACCGGCTCACAGGGAACCTCCACGGGCAGCAAGATCCAGCCGCCTTTGAGAAGACGAAGCAGGTCTACCGGGACAGCCTGAAGGCCGAGGGCAAGCGGGCCCCAGCCAATGACGACCAACTGCTCGACATGGCCCTCGCTGATCACCAGCAGCACGAGGCGCTCTATCGGAAGTACGCCAAGGAGTTCAAATCGGGCGACAGGACGAAGTCAGACCGGACCCTCGCAGCCGCCCGCTACGTCGAAGCCAAGCAGGGGGTCAACCAGATGCCCAAGTCGCCTGGCGAGCGTCGGCTGATGAAGGACGTCGCCCAGCGTGCCGTTCGGATCCTGAAGGAGCACGGGATCGACGTGACCAACGCGGACATGCAGGCGCTCTGGTGGTATCCTGAGAAGGACCTCTACGAGCGCATGGGCGGGCGCGGTGTTGAGGATCTCAACGTCGACTATGCCGGCGCGATGAAAGACCTTGCGCTGGAGAAGGGCTTCACCCAGAAACAGATCGACGATGTTCTCGCTGCGGCAAAAGCGAAGAGGAGTGGTGGCAAATGACCAGATCAGCTCGCGGGTGGGCCCCGCACATGGAAGACCCGGATCCCGAAGAGCCTCCGATGACCCCGGAAGAGCGGGCGCGTCAGGCGGACGGGATTGCCCGGTTTCTGGACGAGAGGCAAGCCGAGCGGGCGAAGGTCAATCTGACCCCGGTCGACCACGATCCGTTCGAAGGAGTTCCCCCGGAGGAGACAGGTGACGAAGAGCAACTCCCAACTGAATAGCCCGCTCTTGGTCAAAAAGGCCAAGGAGCTGTGCGGGATCGCTTACGAAGAGGGCTGGAACTCCCTCGGGGAGCACTATTCGTCGCGGTTCAGGCACATGTGGCCGGATGCCGACGTCTGGGTCGGCCGGAATTGGCCGGATTACATCCCCAAAGCCATCGAATGGCAGGCGGCTCTACTCGGGGCCCCGGAACATCTGGTCTCCGCGAAGGAAAAAGAGGCGATTTACGACGATCTGCAGGCCTACAAGGAGCGTGCGATGCGTCAAAAGCCGACCAAAGTCGGTCGTGGGGTCCTAACACTGCGTCCAGACCGCCCCGGGACCCTCGAACAGCGGATTTTCCACCAGAAATAGGAGCCTGACATGTCCAATGCCCTCGTTGACGGGTCCCCGCCCTCGAAAAAGAGCAAACTCAGCAAGGTTCCTCCCGGCGGACCGAAGCAGGACGAGTCGAAGAACGTCAGAAAGGTCAAAGGCGGGGAAAATACGGGCGATGAGGAGCGGATGGAGAAGGCTTCGAGCGCTCTCCGCACCCTGATGGAGAGCGCCCGGATTGCCAAGGACAAGGCGTTGATGAAAGACGTCCACAAGCACGCCTCAGAGCACATGGCGAGCATCAGTGAGATCCTCAATGGCCCCGTGAAGCGGACCGGGAAGGGGCGACGGTAATGTCAATCGGCCTCCTGTTCTGGGTCCTCATGGTGTTGTGGTTTTTCAGTTGGGCCATGTACACGTGGGGCGGACCGAACTTCCCGTGGGCCCTTCACGCTAATTCATTGCTGTTCTTCGTCCTCTTGTTCCTGTTGGGTTGGAAGGCCTTCGGCTTCGTAGTTCAGTCGTAGAGATTGCGCGGGCAAGGGGAAGGCTGTAGCTTGCCGCAAAACCGGCGATAGACCGGGTATTGGACGACAGGGAGCCTCTCGGGACGTCTAGGATGACCCGTGGCAGCGCTAATTGATCCGCTCGCAGATCTGAAAGCCGAAATCGCAGCCGAAGCTGGCAGGCCTCCCAAGCCCGGGGAAGACACGCCTGCGGACGAGCCCGAGGAGGAGGAATCTCCCCCGGAGGAGCCGTCAGAGCCTGCGGAAGATCCCGATGTAGCGGCTCAGGCGGCCGTCGAGGCCCGCAAGCCGAAGGGCAAGACAACTTCGGCCCGGCTGGTGCCGGCAGAGCGCCTGAACGAGTACGCGCTGAAGAACCGCCAGCTAGCCAAGGCTAACGAGGAGCTGAATGCTCGCATTGACCGCATGGAGCATCCCGAGAAATATGTGGGGCCCCAGCCCGAGACCGAAGAGAATGTCCGGGTCCGGATCCGCGCTGAAGAGCGCGAGGGGCTCCGCAGGGAGAGCTTCCTGACCGTCGGCTACGAGGCCTTCGGCAAGAAAGAGTTCGACGACGCCTGCAATCACGTCGCCAGCCTGTTGCCCAATGGCGCGGGCCCGGGATTTGTCTCGATGGTGATCGACACCTTCGAGGGCAACATGAAGCAGGCCTCCGGGGCGATCAAACGACTGGCCGAGATGGACGTGTCGGAAGCCGAGGCGTTTCTGGCGAAGACCCCGGCTGCTCAAGTTCGCACTTTGAGCGAATTGGTGCGGACGCGGCAACGCACCGAGCCCGCCAACGGCAAGCGCACCCGGGTGCAGCTCGAAGAGGACGAGGAGGCTCCGGAGCCGCTGCGGCCGCTGCGCGGACAGGGTCGGATCGAGGAAGGGCTTGGGGACGACGTCCCCGATGATGTATGGTTCCAGCGCTTCAAGGATCGAGTCCTCGACAAGCCGAGACCCCACTAATGGCTGCAGATCTGTTGACGATTCAGTCGGTCACCAAGGAGGCGATCAAGCGCTTCCGGGAGAGCGGCCCGCTCGTCAGTCAGCAGTCGCTGGCGGAGTATTACCTGCAACAGGGGATCCTGCAGAAGGCAATTGCAGGCATCGTGGGGGACGCGCCTGACGCTCCGATCTGGCAGCAAACGGCTACCGAGATGCTGGAGCAGGTCCGGGCCAAAGAGGCGCAGATAGCTCCGGGGCTGGCTGAGCTGAACGAGATCTACGGGAGCCCTCTGCCGGCTCCCCCGCGCAAGCCGCGCAAGCCGCGTGTCAAAGCGGCCCCCAAGCTGTTAGCTCCGAGCTGGCCGCCGAGGCGTGAGCTGATCTTCGAAGAAGAGGTCGCTCCGGTTGAGGTCAGTGTCCCCGAGATCGCTATCACTGTCGTCTACGGTCACATGCTCGTGCGGCATCACTCTCCTGAAGGTTTCGTCTGTCAGGCACGATAGTCTGATCGCCCTCCAGCAGGCGTAAAAGGCTGAGAGGCTCGTAATCCGGCATCGAGCACCGGACCCGGATGTCCTGCCGCTTTTAGCGGTGTGCTCTCTCCGAACCCGAACCCGCCGCCCCGGAAAGGCATGGCGACAACTTCCTGCGTCGAGCCATCGGCGCTACCGGACATCTTAAATGCCGAATAATATTCTCACGATCAGCATGATCACTCGTGCTGCCGTCAGGATTTGGAAGAACACGAACTTCTTCCTGCAGAACATCTCGACGCAGTATGACAACCAATACGCTCGGGAAGGTGCGAAGATCGGCACCGCGCTGAGGATCCGCCTCCCGAACGAATACACCGTGCGCCACGGGGCCCCGGCTCAGCCGCAGGACACCGTCGAGCAACAGGTGGTCATGACGCTCGCCACCCAAGACGGGGTGGACGTCTCCTTCAGTTCGCTGGAACGGACGATGCAGATCGACGACTACGTCGAGAGAGTGCTCGCGCCGAAGATTGCGTTTTTGACGGCGGACGTTGCCTACACGATCATGGCCGGCATCGCCGAGGGCGGGGTCGCGAACTACGTTTCGAACGTCGACGGATCGGGAGCCGTTGCCCATCCTACCCAACTGCAGGCACTGCAGGCCCGCGCCATCCTCATGAACCAGTCGGCTCCTCCGGGAACCCGCAAGCTGGTCATGAATCCGAACACGGGCGCGGTGATGGTGAGCACCCTGACCGGCTTGCTCAACCCAGTCCCGACAATCTCCCGCCAGTACATGGAAGGCACCATGTACGACGCTCTCGGGTTCAAGTGGTTCGAGGATCAGACGACGATCAACCACACGACCGGGACGTTCACTGCCGGGACAGTAGCTGGAGCAGGACAGACAGGCACTGCGATCTTGGCGACCAATGCCATCACCGGGACCCTCAATGCAGGGGATTTCATTACGATCTCCGGTGTGTTTGGGGTGAACCGGCTGACCCGTCAGTCGACCGGCAGGCTACGGCAGTTCGTGGTGACCGCTAACGTTCTCACCGCTGCCACTTCGATCCCGATCTACCCGGCGCTCGTGGCTCCGGTTGGCGTT